TTTTTTTTTTTTTTTTTTTTTTTTTTTTTTTTTTTTTTTTTGGGTGTATAACTGAATAGGGTGAATATATAAGAAAAGTTAGAGGATTAATAGAAGAGATAGTAGGCCAAATGATGTTTAGTCATCGAATTGGATCAGGTCGTCATCAGAAGGTTCTGACTCAGACTCAAGATCGAGAGAGTTGAGTGGGTTAAGGAGAGCGTCCACGGTAGAATCAGTGGTGTCGGAAGGACGCATACAGTCCACTGTGTAGGCAGTGAGACCGAGGAGGAAGGAGCAGTGAGGGCATGCTTTTGGTGTGTGTTGGAGGCGAGTGGCAATGCAGGGTGTCACTCTTAGGTTGAGATCTAGTCCGCATTTATCACAATTGGGGCCAAGAGAGTGAACAGCTGACCGGGAAGTGGCTTGACTGTCGCTGTTGCCGCAGGAGAAGGTGTTGTTCACCATGTTGCAGAGGGGTGTGGAGGGGATTAGACCGGAAAGGAAGCCATCCACCTCCATTGGTTGGGATGCTTGTCGGGTGAGAGATGAGTCTGTGGTGTCCATGGTGCTTGAAGCGGCTATGAGACCTTGTGTGAGCTCAGTCTGACTGAGGAAGCCGCGGGTTTGGGATAGGAATGTTACTGTGATAGAACCTGGACCAGGCGTTAACATGCTGTCAGTTGCGGTGCCTGCAAAGACTTTGCAATCACCAATGATGTTGTCGAAGGTGCTGGTGCCAACAGGACTAATGGAAGCCGGGAAGTAGTGGACCCCGATGAGACCGTAGGTGTTCTTGATCTGTGGGAGGTTACCATCCAGAGTCCACTTTTCAAACACAAGAATGTTTGTAGTGGAGGTCCCATTAGTGATGTTAAGGATTCTCGAAATGGAGAATTCCTGAACATTCCAATTATTGGGTCGACTGGTTGGGGCCTTGAAGGAACCCTGGATGACAAGGACATCGCCAGTCTTGAAGTGGAAGGTGAACTGGCTGATGGGCTGGGGTGGGAGAACTGAGTCATCGTTAGTGCCGAATGTGGTCTGGCGGACAAGTGCATTGCCCAGTTGATGGCTTGAGCGTGAGGGTAGTGGGCGGTTGCGAATTGCATCTCCATAGGATTTGTAGACCATGAAGGAAGTTCCATTGGCTCCAGTAATCTTGCGGATAAAGAAGAGACCAACTTTTGCAAGTATACTGAAAGGGAAAGGGAGCGCAGCTGACACGGTGTCAGCCACTGTGAGGAGTACTTGGCCGATAGAAGGCCCGGGTGAATTTGGTGGGCCACTTTGGTATGAAGCATGGAGAGCAATTGCGGAAGGGGTGTCAAAGGTAGCTTTCCCATCAACTGTTCCAAATGAGACAATCTCAGTAGCTGAGGCGCCCTGAACTTTAACTGGAATGTTGCCGGGAGAGTAACCGAAGACTGACAGCTTGAACTCGAATTGGATCTTGAACAGAGGGCCAAGGTACTGAGTGTCACGGTAGTGGTTGAAAGGGGCTCCGTGGCACACTACCATGAAGAGCCCGCAGAAAGCGGATAATGCATCAGAGTGAGTGGGGTCGACGTACTTCTCAGCTATACCGTGGAGGAGCTCAGATGCGGTAAGGGAGAGAGAACCAGATTGTCCTGGTAAGATTGAGTGGTAGCGGCGGACCATGGACAAGTTTGTAGCTTGGAGGGAGGTGGGTCCTTCTGATGCATCTGGGAACCAGACGACAGAGAGGTTGTAACTGGAAATAGCTTCTGGTGCTAGGGAGAGGACAGTAGCTTTGAAAGACAAGATCTTGTATTTCTCATAGTTGGCAGCGAAGACAACTGCAGGTGAGGTGAATGAGGAGAAGGAAAGGACAACTGCAGGTGAGAGGCCTGATGTATAGAGAAGTGAATCAATTTCACCAGGTGGGGGTGCCATGATAGGGTCGGTTGTGAGACGGAAGGTTTTGACTGTATCTGGGATCTGAGAGGGGTCCATCTTTGGGCGCCTAGTGCGACGTGGTTTAGATTGTGCGGAAGGGACGACTGCATTAGAATCTGCCATTGTGAATGTATCTATCTCAAACGCACACAACTAATGTCCAACTTATTTAATTTCTTCTCTTATTTTAATATTTTAAGATTGGTTTGTATGATGTTTGGAGGTCTATTTTTCCGGTGAGAGCAAAATCTTGGAGGAAGCCAACAACACACTCAATGGTGTCAGAAGGGACACCATAGTATCTGCCGTTGATCGAGCAAGTGGAACCGTAGTTAGTGGTGACAGTCGCTCTCTTGATGAAATCGTCTGTGGCCCTCTGGAGATCCTCGATGCGCTTGGTGTCTGTGAAGTCCTTGTTGTTCAACCTGCAAGCGAACCTGATGACATCCGGAACATAGCTTGTGCGGGTGACGAGACTGCACGTAAAGGAGCCGAGGTGGGACGTCTTCTGTTTCATGACGAGCCCGTTCTGAGAAATGAACTCCTTGGCAGTTGGGGTGAGTATGCTGGAGTCACAGCACACAAGCGAGTCATCTCCTTTGAAGAGGGCGAGGGTCATTCTGGTGAAACTAGTGGTGTGGAAGACAGCGGTCATGTTCCAAATGGTGTTAAAAAGCATGGTGCCTGGCTCCCCAGAGTGCTTCTTGGATGTACCACGGAGACTGGCAACTCTAGCGTCAAGAGTCCACTTCAGGCGGAGGTTGAAGTAGACTTCAGCGAGTGCAGGTGGCATTCCACATTGTACCAAGATGAGAAACTCATTGCCAAGAGAAACTAGATTCTGTGTGCTGTCAAATGCTGAGAAATCGTTCTCATAGAAGACTGTGGTTCCTGTGGTGCACTTGGAGACAGCTCTTGCAAGTTGTTCCTCTGTGTAAGGGTTTGAGAAGATGATGCTTGGTTTCAGAGCCTGTCTTAGTTCCTTTTCTAGTTTTCTGAAGAAAAGCCCGTAGATAAAACATAGGGTCTTTGGCCATGCTGAAATCCCTTGTCCAGGCTTGTTGTGTTGGACTGGTTCATCCATGGTGAACTTATCACACTCCTTTTGGAAGAACGTCATCTTCGTAACAGAGATGTCGTTGAAGTCCAGATCGTGTATGAGAGTGGGGTCTGCTCCCTTGTCCTTCATGCTGCGGACAAGCTCGGCGAGCTCTGCTGTTGTAGGTAAGCAATTCATGGTGTCGACTGTGAGGCATTTCCAGAATGTTTTGTTAACTGCTTGGATGGTATCGTGTACATGAGCTGGGTTGATGGTAAGTTTGGTGTAGCGGCCTATGAGGGTGCGCACTGTCGTCCAGGTGCTGCTGGCATTTGCACGACGACAGTGTTCTATCTCTGTGAAGTTGGTTTTTGGTATGATGCGTTCATCTGGTACAGCGCACTTGACGGTGAGTGAACCTTGATTTATTTTCTCGCAGTCTAGTACGACAGCTGAAATGGGGGCATATAGATGATTTGTGCAAGCCTGGAGTATCTCACCTACGGCTGTCGAATCTGCGGCAGGAGCTGTGACATGAGTGTCATCGTCAGGTGTGCTGGTGATCTCCAAGGTCGCACCATCATTAACTAAAGTGGTAGGAGCGTAGTTGATGATGATGTTTTCCATTTTATCAGTGAGCTGGAGTGTTTGAATGGACTCTGCGTCTCCTGTGATGAAAATTTGGTCAGTGTGACGTGAGAGTGCCACAATAGTATGAGATCTGGATGACCGTATCATCTCCACATCGCCTGTAAGCAGGTGTAAGTGCACGGCTTTACGGGTAGCACCCTGGAGCTCATGAGATGTGTTGGCAGTTTTCTTCCACGGTGGTTGTTCTTTGATCAATTGACGGTAGCCGATAACTTGACAAGGGGTGCCTGAGGGGGGCGGATAGAAAGAGATTGAGACGGGGACTTTACTAGCAGTGTGGATGCCCGGGTAGTCGCGCTGCAGGTACCTGGTGATGTCTTGTGGGAGCCTGTAGGTGAGATTGAGGTAGACGGACGGGGTGAGTTTTGGAGCAATTATATCAAAGTTGCGGAAGTTGTCAAAATCACAGGCAGCTATTTGCTTAGAATCCCCAAGTAGGATGTTGTTGTCTCTGTGTTTGTAGAGGATGGTTGCCAACAGGTGGGGTGGGATGCTGAAGACTTCGTCGACGACGAGAAATTTAGATTTGATGCCGTATTTGATGGCTACATGGGGTGTAACAGTGTTTTTGAACCCACTTTGCTTCCAGTCGCTCTTGAGTTCGCCGGTTGGAACCACCACACAAGTACTTTTGTTGAGCTTCTTAGCAGCGTGGGACTTTCCTGAACCGGGAACGCCTTCTGTGAGATGATACTTGAATATAAAGGGTTCGATGAGAGGAGCAGAAGCAACTAGCTCAGCAAATACCTTAGAATCACCACCTTTACCTTTTTCCATGCCCATGTTGCTGTTGATGGCTTTACAAGCCATATCGTCGTAGCGATGAGTGGTTGGTTTGTACCAGCTGGGTGCCAGTCCGAGTGTGCTGCCAATACTTTCGGCCAGTGTGGGTCTGGGGGGCTCGATCACACCGTTGATTTCCCTGACCATAGAATCCCTTGTGGGCGGTCTCTGATCACCGTCTGTTGGGTCTTTACCGATTAGCCTTCTAAATCTGCCAGGGTCGGAGGGGTCATAAATGTAGAGATGGTGCATGTCTTGAGTATCAGCTTCCATAAATGCCCTGAGAGAGTCTTCTGGAGACCAACCAAAAATGTTGGCTCCTAGCAGGGGGAAAGCCGCAGGACCTGAAGCTACCTGCATGGCAAGTTGATATGTGCAGAGCAGCTGGTTGTATGAGGTCTGACCTCTTCCTCTGTCAGGTCCAATTGCATGAACGACTTCTGAGATGTTGCCTACTGCATTCACTTTGGTGGACACTGCATAGGGTGGGAGACGCTCGAAACTAGTTGTGTGTGGTGCTGTCTTTGCTGCTAGATCTGGAAATTGCCTGTGGAATAGCGCACTCAGACCGCCTCCTGGTTTTAGGGTGGGGTGGGCCGGGTTTACTGCAATGCAGCAGTGAGTGTCAAAGATCGAGGTGTTGTGGTAACGGATGTTGGATCTGGGGTTCTGCCCGGTCTGGGGTAGTTGGATTGGAGTGACTTGCGCGTTCTGTGGTGGAGGAACAACGGTAGGTGGGACTCTAGGGCTTGTCTTACGGATAGCTCCTGTGGAGGGGCTGGGTTGCAGTGTGGTGTTTATGTCGACGGGTGTAGCTGCTGGTAACACTCTAGTACTCGGTAGTGTGGCAGTGTCAGGTGGGTTCTGAGTGGGTGTGATGGCCCTAGCTTGGTCTTGGAGAGCTGTTTGGTTTTGATTGGTATCAGGAGGCGCTGACGGTTGTAGAAAAGTTGCTTGGGTTAGATCAAGATTAGCGTCTAGAGGTGTGTCGAGGAGGTTGATTTGGGGTTGGTTACGAGCCTCGAACTGACTCTCCCTCTCCATTTGGAATGAAATGACTGATGTACTTACTGAGCTAGAGCTAGACACTGATGAACTGCGGGTTCTAGATGGACTACTGGATCTGGAACTTTGTGGTGTTGGGATTGGGGTGGGAGCCGGGGTTGTCAAACAGCTCTTTGGCTGGATGTGATGACGAGTTCGGAGGTCGAGTCGGTTAGTCACAAGCGCATGGACTTCTTCATAGGGTACATTAATGTACTCTGTGAGTCGGTCGGTGAGCTCACCATCAGTTTCGCCTTGGCGCTCCTTAGTGTGCAAAACGGTGTGTAGCAGGTTCTCGTAGTGCTCAGCGCGGTCTGGTGTGAAGCCTGGCATTAGATCCTTCAGGTAGTCGTGGTGGTGGTTTGGGTAGTCCAGTATCTTCTCAAAAGAGCTGGCAAGCCAGCCTATGATTTCGAACTCGCCTGACTGGGTAGTTGTGAGTGAGAGGACATTTAAGTTGGCTTGGCCCTGGAGGACCATGCAAGCAGGATCAAGGATCATGCCTGAACTGACCCATCCTTTGAGTGTGTTGTGATCCATGTGTCGGTGTTCATTGCTATCTCCGAACCAGATGCAAATACGCTGCCACAAGAGTGACCAGAACCCAGCATTTTGCTCTTTCTTGAGCTCTTTCATGCAGTTGCTAATACCCTTAGATCTTAGGTATCGCTTTACAGCAACATCCATAAAGACCCCGGCAACCACTGCACTGAAGGCTGTTGTGTCTGGGTTCCAGCCTTCATTGAGAGCGACTGCACCTATCTTTGCTCTGAATGCCAGACCTTTGGCATAAATGACAAGTCTGGTATAAGAGAAGGTTTCGTCAGGCAAACCACAAGCATAGGAGTGCAGTGATCTAACATAGCTGGTGGGTGCTGTGTGACCTGAGGTGGGCCCATACGGGTCGAAGACAAAGCTGGTGGAGCAGAGTGGGTCTAATGGTCTTGTGATCTTGACTGGAAGAGTCGAGCGGTAAATGATGAGATAGACGACAGAGCCGAGCCGGCGCTGTACTTCGACGTGGAATGTGAAGCCGTCCACTATCAATGCTGTCACCGTAGTCCACTCTAGCCAGTCGGCTTTAGAGTGATCATAACCATTGGATGTGTCCTCTAAGTAGGTGAACTTTGCTGTCTCACCTGTGGTATCGAGTCTGTAGCCAGTCATGTCATTGACAAACACTCCAGGGGGAAATGTGATTTCAGATGGCATGTGCATTATGACATGGGCTAGGTCTGATTTGTGGTTGTTCATACCTCGACAGAACTCTTTAAGAGGAATGTCATAGGTAGAGTGTATGGCAATGGAGGTTGCCCTAGGCTGATGACAACCTTGATAGCCGTTCAAGCAGGCGGTGGCGTCCTCTTTTTGGATGCCTTGATATATTCTCTTGACTTTACGGCTGAGCCCGTTGTTTGGGGCGGTGGCAAACCTTACATGATTGCGAGCATCTCCTCGAACTAGGCAAAAGTGGGTGTCCTTAGGTCTAGAATTGATTTGATGTGGAGCTGGTCCGGCTTCAATGTAAGGCCGCCCTCTTATGGCATTTTTGAGTTGCCCTTCGAGGACTGTGGTGTAGTGCTTTGCTAGTGCATGGGGTAGGCAAACCCGAGGTTGGTAGGTGACGGGTTGGGGTGAAAAAGCCTTCTTGGCTTGCTCTAGTTGTTCAGGTGTAAGAACAACTGTGATGACGTGAGATGTATTCACGTAAGCTCCAGCCGATTTCTCTATGCAGTCAGAGATGGCGAGCTTGACCTTGTCGTGGTCGCGGTGTGCGAAACAATCAAGATCCATGGTGGGCGAATCCTTTTACGGCCCGGTACTTAAGAGACACGAAGTCTAGGGTACAGAATAGAGGCGGTGAAACCTCTGAACGAAAAATTACTAACGCTCA